CCCATCACAGGCACAGTTAAATCTACCTAATAGACCGGGGTACACTATGGGTAGAAATGGTATGCAGATAAAATCACCTCTTGGTGAGGAGATATACACTAATCCCATGAATGGTAAATTTACCTCATCAGAGTTTGAACAAGCAATAAAGTTTGCAGAAGAGATGCCACTAGATGGTTTAATGAAATCTTCTTTGTATAGATATCTAATAGCAGTGCCAAAAGCAGGAGCACAGGTTGCTAAAACAGTATTGAGTCCATTTACACACATGCG